GGGTATCGCCGCTGAGCCAACCGCTCATCAATGGATCCAGCAGGGTATCATGGAACAACTTATTTCCATGATGGACAAGACTGTGTTGGTCAACTGTGTCTCGATACGAGATCAGGAGCCTAGCAGGGTTCTTGCCCTTTCTGCTTCAATCCATCGACATTTGTCGACGATTGATCTATCGTCTGCGAGTGATCGGGTCTCCTGCTGGTTGGTAGAGAGGATGTTTCGGAGAAATCCGAGGCTTTTGATCGCCTTCCACGCAGTACGGACTAGGTGGCTTCTTAATCTTCTAGACAAGAAGTCTTCCAAGCATGTTGTGCTAAGGAAGTTTACCACCATGGGTTCAGCTTTGACGTTCCCGGTACAGAGCATTATCTACGCCATGATTTGTATTGGCGTAGACGTGTGGTACCGGGCATCCGTCGTAACTGACGGGGTTCGTCAGCCCTCTATAGATCTTAGCCGCCTCAAAAGTGGAGAGTTCTTGAAACGGGTTAACGATTCGTCTCGAAGGGTCCGAGTCTTTGGGGATGATATCATTCACCCTCTGAGCTCGACAGACCTTCTGATAGAGGTACTTTCGTACCTCGGCCTTGAAGTCAACATCCACAAAACTTTCGCGGCTAGCTTTTTCCGCGAGTCCTGTGGACTAGATGCATATCAGGGAATAGAAGTTACCCCCTGCTATGTTAACGAGGTTCCGTGTGACACCGAGCCCGAGACTTTAGTATCGGTTGTCGAAAGCTCCAATAACTTCTTTCTTAGAGGTTTGTGGAGAACTGCCGACTTTTTGGTACACGCACTTCCACCTTGGTTCCAAAGAGGAATTGGGGTGAAGGCGGTTGGATCGGGTGCCTTCGGATTAACTTCCTTTGTAGGAGCGGACGTCGGCCATCTTAAGCTAAGGTGGAACGACCAACTGCAACACGAGGAAGCCCGTGCTTTTACGGCCTTACCAAAGGGTCGGAAGAAGCGCGGTATTCGAGGTAGCGCTGCCCTACTTCAGTACTTCACTGAACGTCCGCCACCCACTGCGAAGTGGATGAACGGTGTAGGTTTAAGCGCGCCGCTTCAACTGAAGCGGATGGGGATTCCTTCATACTTCTACACTAAACGATAGAAGAACGGTGGAACTGGGTGAATTAACACCTACGCTGCAGGTCCGAAAGGACCAGCAGAAATGGAG